CGGAACCGCGGGGACGCCCCGCCGTCCGGGGCGGCGCCTTCCGGCCCGACTTCGCCACCGGACTGCGCGGCGTTGATGCTCTGGAGAAGTTGCGCCTGCTGCATCGCCTCGGCCATCCGTTGCTCCTCTTCGAGCTTCTCCGGGCTTTTGACGATGCCGTCGAGCGAGAGTTCCATCGGCCGCGCGATTTCGCGCAGGAGCCGCGCGCGTCCGGGAATCCCGACGATCTGCATGTCCGTGGGATTGTTCACCAGTTGGAGGAACTGCATCTTCCTGTTGTAGTCCTGCTCCTTGTGGATCATCCCGTACATTCCGGCCGGGTCGCACCGCACGTCGCCCTTGATGGTCTCGTCCTTGTCGTAGAGCATGTTCCACGCGTAGCACATCATCACGGCCTTCCGCACGACCTTCTGGTCCGTCTGGTGGACGCAGTGCTTGAAGTCGCGGGTCGCCGATTCCATCAGCATCGAGTAGCCAGACGCCGTGCGTCCGATTTCCCCGGCGCCCGTTCCGCCCATCGTGTAGTCGCGGATGCCCGCGAGGTTGCCGCACTCCTTGTCCGCGAAGTCGTACACGCGGAGAAGTTCCGCCGCGTTGCTGTTCGGCTGGAACATCTGGATGGGCATCGCGTTCCCGCCCTGTCCGAACGGCGGCGGCCCGAACGTCCAGAGTTTCCATGGCGTCATGTCCGTCCCGCACGAGGGGTCCAACCGCGCCATGTCGGTGATCGCGAACTGCGGTCCGGACGACTGCGCCATGTTCACCGAAAGGTCGCGCACCGCCGCGTTCGCGATGCGCTGCATGTCGGCGCACTTTTCGAGAGGCCCGACGCCCCAGAAGGAATCCGACTGCGGGAAGAACACGCCCTTGCAGATGGGCCGCCCGATCTCCGGTTCGACCACGCGGCAGTACACGATGACGCCCTCGATGCGGATGGCGTCCACCTCGTAGTACTCCGCCGGGTCCACCGCCTTGCCGTCCGTCAGCTCCTCGACGCCGATGCCGATCAGCTCCGACCCGCGCACCGCGCCGAAGAACTCCAGGCCCTCGATCATGCAGCTCTTCCCGGAGTACGCCGCCGAGGTGTCCTGCTTCTCCCCGTTCGGCGAACTCTGCGGCGTCTGCGCCGCCGCGTCCGCCACCCAGTCGCGGGAACCGCCGAGCGGCGACGAACGCAGGATCGAGTCCACCGCCTCCGGAATCCATCCCTTGCGCGCGCCCTTCACGTCGGCCGCCGCGAGACGCAGCGACTCCGGCAGGTAGCGCACGCGGAGCACGAGCGGCCCGTCCGTCACCTCCTTCGCGCCCGGAGCCGGGTACACGTCCCACGGCGACACGAACTCGAATTCGAGAGCAACGTCCTCGACCACCTTCACGCGGCCGCCGGAACCCGCGCTCTCCGCGCCGACGTATTCGAGCGTCCGCCTCGTCCTCGGCTCCGGTCCGCGGATGAACGACGTGCCGTACGTGCAGAGCGCCTCGGCGTAGGCGTCGAACGCCTCGTTCCAGTCGCCCTCGACCATCTGGTCGTGTATCTTCGTCTCCATCCGGCGGCACGCCTGCCGCGCGAACTCATTCCGCGCGTCGAGGATTTCGTCCATCCGTCGGAGCACGAGACCCTTCACGTCCTCCAGTTCCGGCGGGCGGCCAAGTTCCTGCGCAAGCGCCATCAGCGCCGTCGCCGTCACTTCCGCCGTCGCCTTCTCCTTCACCCACTTCGGAACCGTCGGGTCCGGCGTGAACGCGAGCGTCCAGCACTTGTCGCCGGGGTTGTTGAAGAGCTCCGACAGCATCGCCGACGCCGCGCGCCGCTTCTTGTCCGCAACCGGCGCGTAGAGCGGCTTGGCGCCGGTGTCCCTGATCTCCGCGAGTTCGCGCTCCGAGTACCGGCCGAGCGACATCAGCATCTGGCGCTCCAGCCGCTCGTCCACGCCGGACGCGCGGCGGTGCGCCGCGTTCTCCTGGAACACAACGCCGACATGCGCCGCCAGCTCCGTCATCGCTTCGCTCGTCGGCGCGATCCCGGGAGTCGTTCCCGGTTCCGCCGCCGCCGCTTCCGCGGGAGACGAAAGGCGCGGCACCTCGCTTCCGCCGATGCCGACGGTCAGCGCAAGGTCGCCGATGCTCGCTGTCGTGTCGCTCATGGGGCACATTCTCGGCCACGCCGCCCACGACGACCCCCACGCGGCAACACACGCGAAAAATTTTTCAGCAGTATCCGTCCATCCGGAAGCGCGAGTACCGCCCTCCCGGAACCCTTTGGTATCCGCCGTATCCGCGGTCGTACCGCCGCGCGTTCATCGCCGTCACCGCGGGCTCACGCACCACCGGAAAGTCCGGCAGGAGGTCACCGCTCCGCCGCTTCGCCATCGCCTCCACGTCCGTCCGCAGACCCACGTCGAACGCCCCCGCCCCGCCCTGGTGCGTCGCGCCGTACACCATGTACTGCAACGCGTCGTGCGGATGCGAATACGGGTTGCTCTTGTCCACCGTCTCCGCGTACGACTCCCCGCCGAACGCCGCCGCCGTCGCCATCTTCCGGTAGCTGTACTTCCCGAGGAACCCCGACCGGAGCATCTTGCACGGACGGCAGATCACGAGCCCCGCCTTCCCGTTCGAGAGTCGGCGACGAAGACACTCCGCCACCGCCGTCCACCGCAGGTACGGCGAGTTGTTCGGAACCGCGCACGGCTCCGTCGGTATCCCGTTCTGGTTCATCATCTCGATGCAACTGATGTTGTCGAGCTGGTTCCCCGTCTTCCCCGCGGGGTCCGCGTAGTTGAACACCTGCATCTTCGCCATCCGGAACTTCGTCGCGAGCCGCGGACGCAACGCCGTCTGGCAGAACTCGATGATGCCCATGTCCACGCCGCACAGCTCGTCGTACACCACCACCTGACCGTCCGGCATGAGCTGCCCGATCACCGTCGCCGGCGTCCGACCGAAGTCCGTCCCGAGATAGAGCGGAAGACCCCACGCCGGCGTCAGCTCCCCGTCGAAGAAGTGAACCGCGTCCGAGTACTCCGGGTACACGACCTTCCCCGCCATCGTGGTCCCGTACTCGCCCATGAGGTACACCTTGATCCAGTCCTCGTCGGCGCCCGACAGCTTCTTCGTGTAGTAGTCGTACCCGTCCGTGTAGTTCTCGCAGTTCTCCGCCGGAGGCACCGTCGGGTCCTGCCCGCGGTTCGCCTCGTAGTGGTACTTCCCGTTTCCGTCGTCGATGCGCAGCACGCCCGGCGGCTGGCGGAAGAACGCCCATCCGTCCGGCTTCTCCACCTCCGCCTTGCGGTAGTACCAGCATTCCTCCGAGCACGGGTTCGTGTCCATCACCACGCCCATGTCCTGTATCGGGAAGTACCCCGCGTCCGCGTTCGTCTTCGGATACCGGCCGCGACGGCTCATCGCGTTGAACACGAGGTTCCAGTCGAGTTCCTTGCACTCGTTGAACCAACAGCCCGTCACTTCGAGCGACAGCAGGTCCTTCACCTGGTTCTCGTTGTCGAGCGCACGGAACTGCAACTCGATCTCCACCGGCTTGCCGTCCACCGGATGCGGGAACCGCAGCGTCCCGTGCAGTTGCGGAAACTTCACGATCTTCGTCTCCGGGAACCACTCCGTCCACGTCCTCACCGTCGTGTCGATGAGTTCCGTGAACGTGTTGCGCACGATCATGAACTTCACCCGCCGCACCCCGTCGAACGGGTCCGGCACCTGACGGCACGCCTTGAACCAGAGTTCCCACGTGCAGTCCGATGACTTCCCGGAGTTTCCCGTCACGAAAATCCGACCGTCCTGCCGAACGGCGAAGAACCCGGTGTCCGTCTCGAAGCAGTACTGCCTCCCGTCCGGCGCGGGAATGCGTTTTGTCCGCCAACGCCTCGTGCTGATCGTCAGTACGTGTTCCCCATATTCTCCGCCGGGTATCTCGATCCTGCATTTCCTTCCGGCCCACCCAGAGAGTTCCCAAGCATGGCATACATGCCAGTCGATCCAACCTGGAAGGCGATGGACAACACGATGGTTTCCAGTGACGACCATCCGCCCGCCGCCAACGAACGGATATGACAGGAACCCGTCCTCGCACTTCGCATTGATGAACTTCTTCGGAACGGCGAACAACGTCGTCCCGTCGGGCCTCCATTGAAGAATGTTCTGTCCGGACCAGTCCGCGATACGGATCCAGCCACCCGGAGTCATTACCTCCGTGTCGCATGGAAGGCACCCGATGGGGCCCATGATGCACTTGACGTCCGATTCGCAGTTGTGGAACGCACGGCCCGTCGGCGTCATCCGGTACGTGATCGTCCTGTGTGGTTCGTCTGCCATGACCACCAGTCTAGGCGCCGCGCGTCCGGAAAAGGACGGGTGGGCAACGAGGAAGGAGGGCAGTAGGACCCTGCCCCCAGACCGGCCAATGACCCAGACGGGGGCCCACCGCGGTACCGAACCGCCCCCCGCCCGCGTCGGCCGCACCCCCAGACGGGGGCGCCGCGCGGCCGGGCGGCGCGGCCTCCATCCTCCGCCACGGCGCGGCGTGGCGGGGCGGCCCGGCCGGGCCGGGCGCCGCGGAGTCCGGCGGCCCGGCGGAGCGGGGAGGATAGAAACCATCCCGGCCCGGCCGGATTCCCTTGGCATTCTACACAAGTTCCCGCGCACAAGGGCGCTTGTCCTCCGCTTGTCCTCCGCTTCCCTGGCGGGGTCGATCCGTGCGGGGCGGGGCGAGGCGCCCGCTGCGAGACGGGGAGGGAGGGCACGAGGGCGCGAGGGCGGGGAGGACCCGGCGCCCTGGTACGCGGTACCGGCACGGCGGACCGGGCGGGACGCGGCCGGGCGCGCGCCAGAATTCAACCGGGGCGGACCCCGCCCCGCGGACCCTTGCCCTATCCCTTCAGGCGCCTTGCCCGGCGCCTTGTGCGCGCGTGGCGTTTCTCGCCGTTGAGAAAAATTAAACCGCTAGTATTTATGCGGAAATTCTTATTTTTTTTACCACGTCTTGCAATGCGCTCCCCGCGGCGTGACGCGTGCGAGAAATAGAGGATAGATAAAGGATATAAATAAAATAATAAAAATAAATAATATATATCTATTTACTATATCTTTTGCTATGTCTATCGCTGCTTTCCGTGGTGCGTAAAGTTGCCTTACAAACGGCTTCACATTCTCAATTTTGAGAATAGCACCGCTCTGTTTTCTCAAAAATAAGAAAATGCTCCGCTTCAATAAGTAAGATAATGCGTAAAACGCTAGGCTTTTTGCAACTCTTCAATTTGGCACGCCCCTTGCTACATGGGAAGCGCCGCCACTTCCGGCGGTTCCAAACGAAAGGCAAAACCAAGTGAAAGCATTCACCGAAATGACGCCCGCGGAACTGCGGGCCGAAATGAAAGCCCGCGGGATGCAAGTCTCGCATTCCGTCACGTCTCCGAAGACGGGGAAGACTTCCCGGAACTTCTACAACCGGAAGGAAATGATCGCCCTTCTGGAAGGCGCCCCGCTTCCGGCGCCCGCTCCGGTCCCGGCCGCTTCCGCTCCCGTTCCGCCCGTGCCCGCTCCCGTGCCCGCGGGCGCGGTCCTTTCCGTTCCGCCCGCTCCTGCGTCCGCGGGAACTTCTGGCGCTCCCGCCCCCGCTCAGGTTCCGGAAAACAGAACGCCCGCGGCGGCTTCCGCGGCGCCCGCTCCCGCTCCGGCCGCGAAAGGTCCGGCCGCGAACCTTGTGGAACTGGCGAGAGACTGGAGGATGTTCCTTTCGGAATTCCAGTATACGCCCCAAGCGCGTTTCCTCAATTCCGTTGCTGCGTACCAGAAACCCGCGGACGCGGCGGAGTATGTGCGGAACACCTTCGCCCTGGTGAACTCGCCTTTCGCGGCGGACGTGGCCGCAAAACTGGAGTCCGCGGAAGCGCGGGACCTTCTGCGGCGGACGGTGGCCGTCCCGGTTTCGAAGAGGATCAACGCCCGTTTCGCCGTCTGGTACGGGGAACCGGGAAGCGGGAAGACGACGGCCGCGCAACTGGAACTGCCGGAAGCGGAAGTGGTAGTTTGCAATGCCGAAATGACGCCGGACGACCTTTTCCGCGGGTTCTACCTTGCCGAAGAGAAGGACGAAACGGGGAAAATCATCGCGACGCATCCCGCCTTCCGCCGCTGCCCGCTCCGGGATGCGATGGAGAACGGAAAGCCCGTTATCCTCGACGAAATCAACCTTCTTTCGCTTGAATGCCTTCGCGCGCTCCAGACTGTGACGGACGGCAAAAGCGCCGTCAATATCAACGGCGAACGGATCGAAATCCGGGACGGGTTCCGGGTCCTCGGGACCATGAATCTGAATGTCGCGGACCAAGTTTGCCCGCTTCCGCCCCCGCTTGTCGACCGTGCCTTCGAGCTTCGCAAGTTTGAACTGAAAGACGAAAAACTTGCGGAAATCGCCTTCGCGTAGAAGGCGCCCCCGCCCTCCTGGGCGGGGTCCCGTCCGGGCGTGAAACCCGCCCGCCGATGATGGCCGATGGAACGGCCGAAACGGGAAAAACGAAAGGCAAAACGAAATGAAAAAAGAACTCAACCCCGCGCAAGTCTCCGCGATTCTGCGGACCCTTCCCGTGGGTTTCTACCTCGGGACAAGGGCGCCCGTCGTCCTCGACCTCGGCGCCCCGTCCTCCTTCGTCAACTTGATGACGCGGGAAGTCCACGTCGCCTTCCGCAACGTCTCGGAGGCGTTCGCGGCGGCGCCGGAAGTCCCGGAAGCGGACTTGGAGGGCGTGATTCGCGGACTGCTCTACCATGAAATTTCGCATCTTCTCTTGACCCCGGTTCGCGTTTCGCCCGCGGACCATCTCGGGAAACTCGGGAACATTCTGGAAGACGCCCGGATCGAAACCCTTCTGGCGAACCACTTCCACGGCGTGAACTTCCGGGACCTTCTGCGGCGAGTCTGCGGGGAACCCGTGACGCCCGCGAAGGACTTCGACCACTTCGTTTTCAACGCGGTTCGCTACCGCATCGCCCCCGCGGACCTTCTGGCGAAGTGGGACGCCCTCGTGCGGAAGCATTGCGGGAACCCGGAAGCGGACGGTGCGCGCTTCGACGAATACGTCCTTGTGCGCGACTACCGGGTTTTTCTGGAAGAGGCGCGGAAGGCTTTCGAGGCGGGGCGGAAGCCGCAGCCGCCCATGGAAAATCCGAAGAACGCGCCGGAGAACGGCGGGAACGCCGGGGCGCCGAAAGCCGGAAAGGACGGCGCCGGAAACGGCGCCGGGAAGGACGGCGAAGGAAAGGACCAAGAGAACGGCGGGAACGGCGAAGGCGCCGGGAAGGACAAGGACGCCGGGAAGGAGGACAAGGGCGCCGGAGCGAAACCGGAGAACGGGGCGAACGGCGGACAGAACGCCCGCGAGGGCGGCGCGCGCAACACCCGCGGCGGCGGGCGTTCGGACGGGGAGGCGGGCGCGGCGCCCGCGGCGGGCGCCGCGGACCCGTGCCCGGACGAAATCGCGGAATCCGAACTGGAAGGCGCCAAAAAGCGCTTTGCGGCCCGTCTGAAGCGGTACGAAAACCCGGCCGTCTCGCGCGAAGTCTCCCGGATCATCGTTCGCGCGACCAACAAGCGGGCGAACCGGACGGGCGTCCGGCACGGCTTTTCCGGGAAACTCGTTCCCCGCGCGATTGCGACCCGCCGGGACTTCCGGTGGTGGGGCAAGTCCGGTGACGACGGGTGCGGAAAGTTCGACCGGATCGCGCTCCGTCTCGTGGTGGACTGCTCCGGAAGTTTCTCGGGTTCCGTCCGGAAGGTCAACGAACTCGTTTCTTCCCTTCTGGAAGTGGAGAAGAAGATGCCGAACGCGTTCGCGCTCTCGGTCGTGGTGACGGGCGACTGGACCCGCGTGCATGACAAGACGCGCCGGATCGAAGCGGACGAAGGGAACGACTTCGGCCCCGGCGTGGTGGAAGCCTTCCGGGAGACGGAAAAGCCGGGATGGCGGAACGTCACCGTGGCCGTCTGGGACGGCGGCATGAGCCATGAGGCGTTCCATGAGGCGCGCTTCCGCGGCGGCCCGGACTCCGGGGCCCTCGGCGCCAGCAAAAAGAAGTCCCTCGGGGAACTGAAGAACCATATCAAGACTTGGAAGCGGGCCTATGAGGCGCTGAACACCCGCGACACCGTGATCGTCTCGGACCCGGACAACAAGACGGCCTTCGAACTCGGATGCCCGAACGCGCGGAAGTCGTTCATCGGCGGGAACTACGCGACCGTCTTCGTCGGGAAGGTCCTCGACCTGCTCGGGGGAATCCTCTGAGCTGGGCGCCCCGCCCGCCGGGTGGCGGGCGGGTTCCGTCCGCGGGTGACGCGCCCGCGCCGATGATGGCCGCGCACGGCCGAAACGGAACCGAACGAAAGGGAAACGAAAGTGAAAAAGCCGACCGACTACTCCGTCCACGCGATCCGCCGCGCGGCGCGCTTGGACCGCCGGAACCGCCCGGCCCTCGTGGACACGGGCGCGCGGGACCTGCTCGGGTTCCCGGTCCTCGCCCCGGCGCCCGCGGCCCCGGCCGAACTCCCGGCCGATCCGTTCCGGGACTGGGACTTTGAGGATACGGCGGGGGCGTTCCCCGGCGCGCCCTAGAACTTTCGGCGCCGGGGCGGGTCTCCCCGGCAAGCCGAAACGCGCGGCCGCCTTTCGCCGCGCGTCGCGAGAGCGGACGGCAACCCCTCGCCCGATGATGGCAAGCCAGAACGAAAACGAAAGTAAAAAGGAAAAGCGAAAATGAAAGCGAAGAAGAACGCGAAACAGAACGCGCGCGAAGGCGCGGCGCCGGAGGCGGTCCACGTGATCGCGGAACTCTACGGCGGAATCCTGCAAGGCATGCGCATCTACCGCAAGGCGGACTCGGCGCGCAAGGCGTTCAAGCGGCTCCGCTCCGACATGGAGAGGCGCGGGCGTCTGCACCCGGACTGCGGGAAGTGGGAGGCGTACGACGGCGAGGACGAGCAGATCGTTCTCTGGGAGGACATGGAACTGCGCTAGACAGACGAAAGGAGAACCGACCATGAAAGACACCCGCCCCCCTCTCGACATCCCGACCTTCGACGAGGCCGCGCGTCGCGACTACGACGCCGGAAAACTTGACGCCCGTGGCGTCGCGAAGTACCTCGCGCATTGCACGGGCTTCCCGTGGACCTGCGCCGAAGCCCTCGCCTACATCAAACGGGACCCGAAGCCCGGCGAAAACCTTTGGCCCGGCTACGCATTCTGCCGTGGCTGACATAAACCGAAAACAAAACGCCCCCGCCGTGACGGCGGGGTCACAACAAGGAGAACGAAGATGAAGATCACCAATCCAATGACCATGAGACAGGTTGAGACGCTTGTCCGGCGCGCGATCCGCAACCCCGACGCCGCTTGCCGGGCGATCCTCGCATGGGCGGCGAACGAAAGGGACGAGGCCGGAGCGCCCTGCGAACTTCTATGGAACGACACGGCGGACATGCTTGCCGTCGTCGCTCCCGGCGGGCGCCTTGCTCCGGACAAGCGCGGACCCGACGCCTATTGGAAACTGGAGACGGCGGTCCGCGACTGTCTCATCGAGCTCCTTCTGGAAGCGGGATACCAGAACGACTAGACACAACGACAACGCCCCGCCGTGACGGCGGGGAATGGAGAAACGAAAATGAAAACGATCAAGAATGAAAGACAGAACGCGCGCGGTGCCGAACTCGCCTACGTCAAGGGCAAAGCCGCGGCCTCGCCGGAGGCTTCGGCTTGGCTCCGGCCGAACGCGCACGACCTCGACTACGTTCGCGAATGCACGGAGAGAAACCACCACACGGAGGCGAGCCGGTACGTCGCCGACTGGCTGGCCGTCCGGTGGGACGACGAACATGGCGGGGACGGGTTCACGAAGCCCGGCAACCCGTTCCGGATTATCGCGGAGGCATTCGCGCGGATCGAATACGAGCACAGGGTGCTCGGGCACATGCCATTCGCGCTCATCCAACTTCGCCAATCTCTCCTACTCAGCATGGAGAACATCGTTTCCGACGAACCATTTGCCGCCGCGTGGGGCGACTTTATGAAAGTCCTCTGATACGAAAGGAGAAACCGAAATGAAAACGAAAGAATGGAACTCGTTCCGCTACCTCGGAAAGAGCTTCACGCCGCTCTACGCCGTGGCGGACATCTGGCGCGAAGGCGCGCGCAAGTCCGGCGCCGTCTTCAATGCGGACTGGGACCGGACGAAAAGGAAATGGACGGGATGGTTCGCGCGCGGCGGCGGCTACACCTGGGAGTCCTTCTGGAAGGCGGCGAAGGCCGCCAATCCGGCCGGGTGCGAGTGCGACGTGTTCGAAGTGGACGGAACGCACGTCGTCCCGGCGTCCGTCGGACTGCTCATCTGGGAAGACTGACGCCCGACTGACGATGGCGGGGCGGTCCCCCGCCGAAACCCTCTGGCGGCCGCCGGCCGCCACGGTCTCGGGAAACCAGAACGCCCGCGAGTCCCGACCGGGCAGGAGTAAAACGAAAGTGCAAAACGAAACCACCAACACGAACGCCGTCCGCGAACTCTGGAGTTCGATGATCGGCATCGACGCCACCGACCGGAACGACCTCGCGCTCATCGCGCTCGGCAGTCTGGAGTCGACCGCGAAAAACGCGCTGATCTCCGCCGCCACGTGGGCGAAGTCCCGTGGCCACGCGTGCAAGGCGGAGGACAAGGGGGAAGCCCTGCTCTTCGCCGTGCATCCGTTCCGCGAGGCGGGGGAGCGCATCTACAAGACGCGCGCCGTCCTTGCGGCCGTGCCGCGGGAGTCGACTCTCGACTTCCTGCAAGACACCATCGGCGGCAACGTGGATTGCCGCTCGACGGACACCGGGAACGGACCGGCCGACATCTGGGTCGCCGACGACTACGGAGACGTGTCGGGCATCAACCCGCTCCTCTCGATGGCGTCCGGCTTCACCGGATGGCAACCGGGCGCCGGAGTCTTCGCCGGGTTCGACGGGCAGGGAAGGACGGTCTCGATTCCGTCCCTCATGCTCGCCGCCAATCTCGCCGGAGCGTGGCGGCTGTCCGTCGAACTCGTCTACCGTGGGCTCTGCGCCTGCAAGGCGCCTGCGAGCACGCTCGACGCCGCTGGCCTGGACCTCGTGGACTTCACCGTCGGATCGGACCCGGCGGGAATCGCCATCGACTCCGTGACGCCGGAGGGTGCGCCCGCCGAACTTCTCTCCGCGTGCCGCAAGGCGTTCAAGGAGTCCAAGGGCAAACACTTCTGCTGAACATCAACCAAGCCGCGCGCCCCTCATGGGCGCGCGGCGCAACCAACAAGGACACATCACATGAACACCATCAAGAAACTCTGGCGCGCGCTCGTCTGCGCCGCCGTTCCTCTGTCCATCGGTCTCGCCGTGCTTGCGGGGCTCGGGCACTCGCGCAACTCCGTGGCCGGACACATCGGCCGCGCGCTCCCGCTCGTCTGGGGCGCCATCGCCGTCGCCGGTCTCGCCATCAACGTCAAGGAGGACTGAAGATGAACGAAGGCGAACTGGAACTGTACGAAGTGGACTGGGGGAAGAATCCGCCACGCCGCCGTCGCATCCGTGCGGAGGACGCACGCGCCGCTTGCACGCGCATCTGCAATCTCTACGGGTGGGTGCGGCGCGGTGCCCCGCTCTTGGACGCACGGACCAAAGGGCGCATGTGCTGCGAAATGCTCGTCACCATCCCGTCCGGAAAGTTCCGACTGTTGTCCGCACGAATCGTCTGACATCAACCAAAGGAGACACATGCCATGCACCACGACACCATCGAAAGACTCATCGCCAAGTGGCCGGCCGGAGCGGTCGTCTGCTTCTACCACCGGAACGGCTTCAACACCGTCGTCACCGGACCCGACCAGATGGAACTCACCAAGCACGCCGTCCACGGGTGCGACGCAACGGGGATTCCGTTCGCGCTCCCGCTGGGCGAAATCGTCTACGCGGTCGTCCGCGCGGACCGGAAGAAGAAATAATCCTGGACAAAACACACGCCGCCCGGATAGACTCCGGGCGTACAAACAAGGACACCGCAATGAAAATCTACTGCATTTCGCACACCGGAAAGGGACGCGGCTTCCGCTTCCGCGAAGACGACCCGCGCTTGGAAGACACGGACGCCACCGCTCTCGCCGCCGCCATCGTAGCCCGGCGGGAGTTCGGCAGGAACGGAATAGTCCGGACGATGCGCGAGGACTCGCACACCGCCGACTACACATCCTTCACGAGCGAGGCGTTCATCGGCAAGTACGACCGGAAGGGCGGCACCTGCACCGGCCACAACATCTGGCTGTTCGAAACCATCACGAAGGAGTAGAAGATGAAAATCACCATCACCGAGATTCTGGAATCATCCGAGAACGAGGACACGGCGGCATCCATCTACTCGCACGAGGGGATGCGGGAATACCAACGCTGTCTCGAAGCCGAGCGCGTCGAGAAAATCGACGAGGGCAGGTGGCCGGGACTCCCGTTCACCTGCACGGCGGAGGACGTGGACGAAGCCATCGAGAAGTACAACGAGAAGTTCTGCGCCTTCCCGAACATCCTCCAGGCGGAGGACGTGGACTGGGAAGAAGCGGGCGACTGAAGGAGGATGCACCGATGAAGAAGAATGGAATCGTCGCCGCAACCAAGCGGCTCATCACCATCGAGGACGGCGCCGAGAAGCGCGACGCCGCAATCGTCTGTCTCCTGATGGAACAACTCCACGAACTGAAGGAGAGCACCGGAATCGTTCCGCGCGCAACGCAGCACGCCGGCCCTGACTGTTGGTCGCTCACACTGGAACACCGGACAGGTCTCGTCGATCACGTGCTCACGCGCACCGACCTGCACGGTGTCTCCTGCTATCTGCAAGGCGCAATCGACCTTGCGAAGAGGGGGGCTTGACAAAACGGGAGTGCTTCAATTAGGATACACGCCATGCAAACACAAAATCTTTCCGAAGAAGAAATGCTCCACCTTGCCGCCGTTGCGTTCGGACGGCGTGGCGGTTCGCGTCGTTCACCCGCACAACTCGCCGCCCTTGCGAGGAACCGTCGGAATTGCGACGGACGCAAGCCGACCACGCCGGACGGCATCGCACGCAAGGCGTTGCGCAATGCGCTTGAAGCCGTCTTCGGCAAGCCACTCACGAAAGAGGGGCCAATCGCGAAGGTCATCCACAAGATGAGCAGTGCGAATGTCATTCGCAAGGCTTGGCCCGACGTTGAACGACTGTTGCCTCCAAGCTCCGTCGAAGACATCAACGAAAAAGTCGTTGCGCTCATCGACGTGTTGGAACGGGACGGCGGCCCGACATCGCGTCGGCTCGCGGCGCCTGTCTCTCCGGCGGCACCGGTCTGGGGGCGCGGATGGGGCAAGCGATCGTCAGGACCATCCGTCACGATCGTCGACGGGCAGGAAGTCGAGTGGGACGAGCCGGTGCGCTGACCGGCGCATCCACGACTGCCGTTGCCACGCCCCGCCGGTTCGCCGACGGGGCGTGCTAGTATCCGGAACGAGGGTTGACGAACTTCCAACCACATCCACACCCACATGAAGAAACCCACGCCGCACATGCACGCCAAGCCGTCTCGCAAGCAGAGCGAGAAGGCGATTGCCAAACAGGAACGAGCGAAGGCCGAAGTCGCGCTCATGCCTCCGGTCTTCGAGCTGTTGCGAGGCAACCGCGCGGCCGAATGGATCGAGTCGCTCGAAGTCCCGGAGGTGAAGGTGTCTCCGGAGGACGAGGATGCGGCTCGCGACGTTGTGGCGGCCGCAGTCGAGGAGTGGAACCAGATGCACGAGGGGGACGAGAAGAAGCCTCCGTTCGCCCTTCTGCCGTCGCTTGCAAAGTTCGGCGACGCGTTCGCCGCATTGCTTGGCGGAGTCGTGCGGGGGCTCAAGCAGGACGATTGGATGAAGGCGTCCGGAATCTCCTGGTCTCGAGCGCAGATGCTCTCGCGAGTGGACAAGAACGGCTTCGGCGTGCTATGGCGGACCGCCTGGCGCATGCGGGACGAAACATCATCGCGTCGCGTTCACGAGAACGCCGTGAAGCGCGCTCTCGACGGAGACGAAGTTCCGATCGTCGGACGCGTCGAAAAGGACCGGGACGGCATCATCGGCTCGCGCCGACAGTACTCCGACAAACTCACCGAGTACTTGATGGAGGAGACGAAGGCTCGCGAGGACCGAGTAGCCCAGCCGCTCGTCGACGCATCGAAGAAGACTACGCAGATCATCGGCCAGCAGATCATCTACAAGCTGCCGGAGCTTCCGGCATGGCTTCCGTCGACGCCGAAGGACAATCCGAAGACAATCGACGCGGAAGTCGTCGAGAAGTAGGGGCGCGCAACGCGTTCTTTTTAGACGGCGCCGAGTCTGTATCATGGATTTTCCCGCTTCCAGAGCGGTAGAAAAATTTTTCTCAAAAAGGCCCACTTTTTGCTTGACTCGGTGATAACACCGTGGTAGATTATGCGCCGTCGCCACCGCACTATGCGGGGCTCGAAATGAAGGACAAGAAAAAATGAGCAACCAACCAGATCCAGACAAAAGGCAGGTAGGTCTTCGAGTCGACCTTGACACCTGCCGTCGAGTCGAGAAGAAGTACTCTCGCCCCGGAGACTCGGCCAAGTCGCTTGCGTTCATCCGCGCGTTGGAAGACGCAACACGCGAAGTCAGGCTCGACGCCAGCGACTATGAAGCGATTCTCGCAGAGTCTCGGTCCAATTCGTCCAAGCGGAATGGGAGGGCCGGCAAATGAGCAAGCGAGTCACGCTACGTATCTCTCCGGTTCTCTATCGCAAGGTTCTCAAGGAGGCCAACAGGCGGCATCTTTCTTTCGGAGACACCGCGCGCCTTCTTCTCAAGCAAGCGGGTGATAACACCGCCGTTTGCCATGCCGGGTGATAACACCACGCCCGAAACAATTCCCCGCGCGGGGTTCCGCGCACCACAAACAACAAACCACACAACCAAAGAAAGAACCACACCATGCTCAAGCTCACCATCACCATCGAAGAAACCGAAACGGGCGTCACCGTCGGCATCGAGTCCGGCAACGACGCCGAGTGCAAGAAGTCGTCCAACCGCGAGTACATCCTCGGCAAGATGATGGCGAAGGCCATCCAGGGAATCTCCCCGGTCCTCTCGTCCGCGTCCGAGTACGAGGAGGCCGCGCGCATGGCCGCCCCCCTGTTCAAGTCGTTCGAGAAGGCGACCGAGACCATGTTCGGGAAGAGCACGAAGGACATGATGGCCGCCGTGAAGGAGGCGAAGGCCCGTGGCGAGGACATCGGCAGCTGGCTCTCCAAGATCGCCGAGGAGCACGCGGCCGAGGTCGCGAAGGACGAGCCCACGCCCCGCGAGGCCGAGGCCGAGAAGCCCGAGGCCGAGCCCGAGGGCTAGACCGATTGCTCCCCGTGCGCGCCGCCCGTGTTTCACAAGCCTTTCGGCGGACGGCGCGCACGCGGGGGCGCCACCCAGAAGACCCATCCAGATGAAGAACCTTCCGACATACATGACTTGCGACGCGGCGATGCGAATGCTCAAACTTTCGCGCTCCGCTTTCTACCGTGCGTTCCCCGCCGCCGAGAACGCGGCGCGCGGCATCATCGACATCGCGACCGTGACATCATACCTGAACGACCACGCCGTGAACATCGCCAAGCCGCTCCGGTATCCGCTTCCTCTCTGCGACGAGAACGACGTTTCGTCGCTCCTGCTCGTGAACGGGCGTCCGGCCACGGAGAACCAAGTCCGCAGGTTCTGTCGGAGGAAACTCTTCCCCATCCCGCACTACGCCTTCTCGAAATCCGTCGTGCGCTTCCCGAAGGGGGCGGTCGAGTGGTGGCAGGACGCGAAGACGCGCCGCCTTCCCGTCGGTTCCCGGAAGTTCTTCCCCGCGGAGGTTGGCTAGATGAAGGAGTGGGGAGAGACGGAACGACGAAGCATCCTCGCCTTCCTCCGGCGCGTGATGGACGGACCCGTCCGCTGGCTCGCTGACGAAGCAAAGTCCCTGCTCCGGTTTCTCGACCCCCCGACATCGCTCCCGAAGGAGACCGAAGACGAATCGTCGCCCGGCGGATGGCTGACGGCGGAAGAAAGAAAGACACGCCGCATGGCCCTCGTCGCCCAACTCGTCCGCGCTCCCAAGAACCGGCTCCCCGCATCCGAGATTTCAATCCCCGGCATCACCGACCGAACGGCGAAAGCGAAGTTCCTCACACGCTGCGTGAACGACGGAATGCTCACGCGCCTCCCCGGAAAAGTTCCGCTCTACAAACTCAACCCTGCTCCAATCCGTTAGCCATGTCCGACTCCGACCGCTACGTCGTTCTCCTCCCCCTCGACGGCACCCCCCGCATCGAGGACGCCTCCCGTTCCATCTTCGACCAAGCTTGCTCGTTCGCCCATGCCGATTCGGTTTCGCAGATTCCCTGCTCCGACTGGATGGCGGACAAGTTCCGCGTCGCCATTGCCGCCCCCGCTCTCGTCGGCACGGAGAAGAATGTGAACGTCATCGCGTCGAAAGTCTTCGGCTCTCCGGTCCACGGCGATTGCATCCTTTGCCGCCGCCCGGCGAAGGACGAGGACATGTACGGACTCCCGCACCGGGCCGACCGCTTCCTCCGTCCGTTCGACGGAGACACCGCACGCACCGTTCTCGCCGCGCTCACGGCGGCCGACGACGCGCGCTGAACCATTTCACCGGAACGAATCCGGTTCTGTCACACACACACAAGGAAACACGATGAACACAAAAAGCAAAACGCGGGAGACGCGCCGCATCCAATCGCGCGCCACCTACCTCGCGCACATGATCGCGCAAAAAGTCGTCGACGGAGAGACTCCGACGAAGACGGAACTTTACGACTACAAGAAAGCGATGGACAAGTTCGTCCGTCTGCGCGACGCACAAGCGGCGGAGGACTAGCCTTGGTCCTCTCGGCCGCCGCTCTCGACTGGGAGCCGCTTCCGCCACGCTTGCCGTTCTGGCTTCGCGTCTACGGATGGCTTCTGTCACGCGCCGAGTTCGTACATCGTGCGCTTCGCGACGTGTACAGGACTCGCATCGGCTTCATCCTCGTCTGGGCGAACATCATCCTCTGGTCGCTCGACCTCATCAACAGGGCCATGCCATGCTGAAGGTCGCCGCAATCCTCGTCGCCGGCGTCGCCGTGCTGTTTCTGCTTGCCGCGCTCGAAGACGACTGACATCCACATCCACACACATCCACACATCCACACCATGCAAGACTACCCTCATCCTTTCATCTGGGTTCCCGAAGGGGAATACCATGCAGCCTCCCGCCGGGGCGAATACGTTTCAAGCCACCTGCTCGCCGACTTCCGCCGCAGTCCGATCCTCTACAAGCGAGAAGTGGACGGCATCATCCAGAACGCCAAGTCCGACGCGTTCTTCTTCGGTTCCGCCGTCCACAAGCTCGTCCTCGAAGGCTCCGAGGCGTTCAACGCCGCATACCTCGTTGCCGAAGGTCCCGTCAACCCCAAGACGAACGAAGCCTTCGGCCCGAACACGAAGGCATATCGCGAGTGGGCCGCCGCGCAGGCGCCGCGCCTCGTCATTTCGCCGAGGGACATGATGAAAATCTCCAACATGAACCTCGCAGTGCAGAACCATCCGGACGCCGCGCGGCTTCTCTCCGGCGGGTTCCCCGAGGGGACGGTCCGCGCGAACTGGGAGGGCGTCGCATGCCAGATTCGCATCGACTGGTTCAACCCGCAGGAGGGGATCGTGGACTTCAAGTCCTGCGAAGACCTCGACCGGTTCGAGTACGACGCCAAGCGTTATGGCTACGGGCACCAGGGCGCGTTCTACCGTTCCGTCCTCGGCGCCGCCGCCGGCACGAAGGAGGACGACATCCCGTTCCACATCATCGCGTGCGAGAAATCCGAGCCGTTCCGGTGCGGAGTCTGGAAGGTGTCCGGCCTGTCGCTCGACACATGCACCGAACAGAACCGTGCGGCCGTGCATCGCCTCATCGAATGCCGCAGCAACTCCTCGTGGCCGACCGGCTACGAACAACTCCGAATCCTTTCCGACCTGTGACATCGAACCACGGGTCTCTCACACACAACCCCAAAGGAAAAACACAATGCTCACGCAAGGAAAAACCGCCGTCGCGTCCGGACTCATGCAGTCCGTCACCCACGGCCTCACGCCGCGCCCGCCGCGCGCCATCATCTACGGCACGCAGGGCGTCGGCAAGTCCACGTTCGCCGCTTCGGCGCCCGACCCGGTGTTCATCCAAGTCGAGGACGGTCTCGGCCAGATCGACACGGCGAAGTTCCAGCTCGCCCGCTCCGTCAAGGAGGTCATCGACCAGCTCACGGCCGTCCGGGACGAGCCGCACAACTTCCAGACGCTCGTCATCGACTCCCTCGACTGGCTTGAGCGCCTCATCTGGGACAAGGTTTGTAAGGACTGGTCCGTCAACTCGATAGAGAAGGTGGACAAGGGCTACGGCAAGGGCTACGTGTACGCCCTTACCGAGTGGCGCCAAATCGTCTCCCTCCTGGATGAAATCCGCGACCGCAGGAACATGATGATTCTCTGTCTCGCGCACGCCAAGACCGAAAAATTCGAGGACCCCGAGCAGGGCATCTACGACCGTTGGTCGCCCCGTCTCCACAAGTCCGCGAACGCCCTGTTCTACGACTGGGCGGACATGATTCTCTTCGCGTCCTCGCAGTTCACCGTGACGGACAAGGGCAAGGCGCAGGCCGTCGGCATGAACGGCGGCAAGCGCGTCCTTCGTGCCATCGGAGGCCCGGCCGTCATCGCCAAGAACCGCTACGACATGCCGATGGAACTCCCGCTCGTCAAGCCGAACGGATGGAAGGTCGTCTCCGACGCCATCTTCAAGGACAAGGAGTAGACATCAACCGGCGATTTCGCGCAAGGTACTGCGCAACTGAAAACAACCAACCCAAGAAAGAACCAATCCAATGAACGAAGAATTCGACTTCTCCAATTTCGACGCCACGAGCATCGACACCTCGTACACCGGCGAGAGCCAGCCCGTCCCGGCGGGGGTCTACGAGGCGATGATCACCTCGTCCGAGATGAAGCGGAACAAGTCCGGCACCGGCTCGTACCTCTCCATCGGACTCACCATCGTCTCCGGCGAGCACGCCAAGCGGATGGTGTTCGACAACCTCAATATCGTTCATCAGTCCGAGCAGGCCCGCGAAATCGGACTGCGCACCCTCGCCAAGATTTACAAGGCGTGCGGAAAGACGCGCGTCCGCTCGCACGAAGAACTGCGCAACATCCCGATGCTCGTCAAGGTCGCCGTCCGTCCGCCGGAAGGGCAGTTCGCCGCCAGGAACGAAGTCAAGGACTACGCGCCCGATCCGAACTACGTCCAGACGCCGGCGCCCGCCGCGCCCGTCGCCCCGGCGCCGGTTCCGCAGCCGCAGTTCACGGCCGTCCAGACGCCGGCCGTTGCGGCCACGCCCGTTCCTCCCGCCCCGCCCGCCAATCCCGCCGGGCAGTACCCCTCGGGACGCGCACCGTGGGTCCGGTAGAGTTCGAGTTCCCGTTCCCTCCTTCGGAGAACACGTACCGCAGGCACGTCGGCCACATGGTCGTCATCAGCAGGCAGGGTCGTGTCTTCCAGAAGGCGGTGCGGGCCGTCGCCCTCGCTTCCGGCTTCGTGCCGGAAGGGAGGGAGGCGCCGCCCGTCAACATGATTCGCGTTCCGGTCCACGTCCGCGTGGAACTCTTTCCGGCGGACGCCCGGAGGCGCGACTTGGACAACTACCTCAAGGCCCTCTTCGACGCCATCACCGCGGCGCAGGTCTGGGAAGACGATTCGCTCGTCAAGGAACTGCACGTCAAGATGATGCCTAAGGTCGATGGCAACGCCTTCTGCTACGTCCGCATTACGGACCTCGCCGAATGAAACTCCGCCCGTACCAGCTCGAAGCGGTCGCCGCGACATACGACCACCTCGCCAAGAAAGAGACGAACCCATGCGTCGTGATTCCCACGGCCGGCGGGAAGAGTCTCGTCCTCGGCCAGATTGCGGCCGACGTGGTTTCGCGTTGGAACGGGCGCGTGTGCATCCTCGCGCATGTCAAAGAACTTTTGCAACAGAACGCCGAGAAGGTGCGGGCCATCTGCCCCGACATCGAGGTGGGCATCTACTCCGCGGGTCTGAACTCGCGCGACACGGACACGCCCGTCCTCGGGGCCGGACTCCAATCCGTCTACCAGCGCGCGGAGGAACTCGGCGCCTTCGACCTCGTTATAGTCGACGAGGCGCACCTCATTCCCGAAGACGGGGACGGAATGTACCGGACATTCCTCGCCGCAAGCAAGGAACTCTGCCCGCACCAGCGAGTCGTCGGATTCACCGCCACGCCGTACAGGGTTCAGGGGGGCCTCATCTGCAAACCGGAGAACGTGCTGAACGAGGTTTGCTACGAGGTGGGAGTCCGGCGCCTCATCGCGGAGGGCTACATCTCCAAGCTCACCGCCAAGGCCGGCCATTCGACGATCGACCTCTCCGGCCTGCACGTCCGGGCTGGCGAGTTCGTGGCCGAGGACGTGGACAAGGCGGTCGCAAACAAATCTGCCGTCGATTCGTCCGTCGCCGACATGATCGAGAGGGCGAAGGGGCGCAAGTCCATCATCGTCTTCTGCTCGTCGGTCGCACACTGCTCGTCCGTCGCCGACCGCATCCGGGAACTCACCGGCGACCGCGTTGCCGTCGTCACGGGCGAGACGCCTTCGCACGAGCGCGCGAAAATCATTCAAGAATTCAAGGGCGTCACACAGACCGACTTGTTCGGAAACACCGAGCCGTCGATCCGTTGGCTCTGCAACATGGGCGTACTCACCACGGGTTTCGACGCCCCAAACATCGACTGCGTGGCGCTGTTGCGCCCGACGAAATCGGCCGGGCTATACGTGCAGATGGTAGGCCGCGGCTTCCGCCTTTCGCCCGAGACCGGCAAGCAGGACTGTCTCGTTCTCGACTTCGGAGGGAACATCGCCCGCCACGGGCCGGTGGACGCCGTGACCGTGAAGGAGAACCGTGGCAACGGCTTGAAGGACAAGGAGACTCCAATGGCGAAGGAGTGTCCGAACTGCGCCGAGATGGTCCACCCGGCCGTGATGGTCTGTCCGGCATGCGGCTTCGAGTTCCCCAAGCCGACATCGGAACTGGACGACCGCGCGCGCAACGGCGGCATCCTGTCCGGGGAGGTCTCGTTCGACGATCACCAGATTCGTCGGGCCGACTACGACGTTCACGTCAAGCGCAACGCCGAGCCGGGCGCTCCGCGCACTGTGGAGTGCGACTACTTCGACGCGGACGACTTCCGCGTCATCCATCGCGAGTGGCTCTGTCCCGAGCACACCGGGTACGCCAGGCAGAAGTTCGAGCGTTGGTGGCACGAGCATGCGCGCCGCGACATCGACCCGCCCTTCAGCGCGGAAGAAGTGGCGGCGCTCTGCCGGAACCCGGCCATCGTCCGTCAGCCGAGCGCAATCACGGTGAAGACCGTGGCGGGCGAGAAGTACCCGAGGGTCGTCGGGTACGCCCTCAAGGATTTCGCCGACCCGATGCCGAGCCCGGCCGAACCGCCGGAGCCCGGTTCGGACCTCGGCGTCACTTTCGATCCTCCATCAGACGATCTCTACGACGATGACAATCTTCCTTTCTGACGCGGAGGCCCTCAGATCCGCTGGCCTCTCTGTCCTTCCAGCCGACCGTGCGCACAAGCGCCCGGCCGTCGGCGGCTGGAAGCAATACCAAACCCGCATCGCGACCGCGCAGGAACTAGACGCCTGGTTCGCCCAACCGCGCGACGGCGTGTGCGTAGTGTGCGGGCGCGTGTCCGGCAATCTCGAGTGTCTGGATTTCGATTCCGGTGGCGAGGCGTTTGAGCCGTTCCAAGGTCTCATCTCTCCCGACCTCGGCATGCGGCTCGTGTGCGAGCGCTCGCCGTCTGGCGGATGCCACGTGTTCTACCGGTGCTCGTCCCCGGTGGACGGGAACCAGAAACTCGCCCTCGCAGAGAACGGCGGAGTGCTCATCGAGACGCGAGGCGAAGGCGGGCTCGTCCTCTGCGCGCCGACCGAAGGGTACTCTCTGTTCCAGGGGTCCTTCTCGTCCATTCCGCTCCTGTCTCCGGAGGAGCGCGCCGCCCTGCTTTCAGCCGCCCGCTCGCTCGACCGGCACGCGCCGCCGGACGCGGCTCCAACGACTTCAGCCCGCAAGACGGACGCCGTGCCGAAGGTGATGCCCCAGCACGCAGACGGGTTCGACCTCCTGCCGGGCGAAGACTTCGACGAACGCGGAGACCTGCACGCCCTGCTCGAAGCCCACGGGTGGACGATGGTCCACGGCGGGGAGAACGAGGGATGGAAGCGTCCCGGCAAGGAAGGCGACGGGCAGTCCGCCACGTGGAACGGGAGCGTCTTCTACGTCTTTTCCTCCAATGCCCTGCCGTTCGAGTCCGGCAAGGGCTACGGCAAGTTCGGGGTCTACGCCGTCCTCGAACACGGCGGAGACCTCCAGGCGGCGTCGGCCGCGCTCGCCGAAAAGGGGTACGGCCGTCGCACAGACCCGACCGCCGGCGTGGACATGGCCGACGTAATCAAGGAGGCGGAACGGGAAGCGGCCGTCGTCGAGGTCGAGAATCCTCCGGAGCCGGAGGCGGAACCGGTCAAGGAAACGGAGCCCGAAGACTGGGCTCTCTACACGATGCCCGGCTTCGTGGACGAACTCGCCGCCTTCACCTGCCGCACATCCGCCTACACCAATCGCGCGCTTGCGTTCAGCGGGGCTCTCGCCATGCTCGTGTTCCTCTGCGGCCGCTCATACTGCACATCATCCGGACTGTCGCCGCTTCTCTACATCCTCGCCCTTGCCGACTCCGCCGTAGGGAAGCAGGCGCCAAGAGACGTGAACGCACGACTCCTGCACCAATTCGGACTGTCCGACCGGCTCGGCGAAGAGTTCGCTTCCGGCGAAGGACTGGAAGATTCCCTCGTGGAACAGCCGTGCATGCTCTACCAGTCCGACGAAATCGCGTTCTTGTTCGAGTCTCTGAAGGAAGACGATCCTCGCTCGCGTTCCATCTCGTCCAAGCTCCTGCGCCTCTTCACGTCGTCGGCCGGCATCTATTCGACCCGCGTCACGGCGCGCAAGCGTGCGGGTAAAAGCGGTAGCGAAGAGAAAGCCAAGCCGCGCACGATTCTCCGGCCGCTTCCCGTCATCTACGGTTCGGCAACGCCGGAGAAGTTCCTCGGCGCCCTCACGCGTGACATTCTGGAAAACGGACTCATCGGCCGGTGCCTCATCCTCGACGCCAACAGCAAGCGCGTGCGCAACCCGTCGCCCAATTTCGGAGAAGAGCCGCCCGCTCTCATCGCAGACGGAATACAGGATTTGCTCAAGGTGCAGGACGGCATCGGGACCGGCCCGGCACATCCGGTCCCCGAAATGCCGGAGGCGAACTCGTGCCTCGCCGCGTTCGCTGACGACTGCGACGCGATGGTGAACACCATCAACGCGAAGGCGGGCGGCGTTCCGGGGACCGCTCCAATCTGGGGGCGCGCGTGGGAGAAAGCATACAAACTCGCGCTCCTGCATGCGGTATCGCGCGCGCCTGGCAAGCCGCCGGTAATCCTCGCGGAAGACGCGGAGTGGGGCGTCTCCTTCTCTCGCGGGATGACGAGCGGGCTCGTCGAGCAGGTCCGGACGCATCTCGCAGAAGGACCGTTCGAGCAACTCGTTTCCAAAGCCCTCCGCCTTCTCAAGCGGAGCAAGAACGGAGTGTCTCGCACCGACTTGGTGCGCACATTGCAGACGCCCAAGCGGACCACGGACGAGGTGGTGGACTACCTCATCGAATCAGGTCAGGTCCTGCAAGGCAAAATCAAGAACCCGAACGGCGCGAACCGTTCAGCCATCTGCTACAAACTCGCATGAAACCAGTCATCAACTACATCTCCGTCTGCTCCGGCATCGAGGCCGCGAGCGTCGCCATGTCCAGGATTCCGGACGTGGACTGGCGCCCCGTCGCCTTCTCCGAGATCGATCCCTTCGCATGCTCCGTGCTTGCCTACCATTTCCCCGCCGTGCCGAACCTCGGCGACCTCTCCAAAATCAGATACGACAAGGAACACGATGAACTCACAAACGGAACAGACTCTATTCCCCTTCATGGACGGCGAATCCACGCAATCCTCGGGGGCACGCCATGCCAATCGGTGTCTAACGCGGGACTCCGACACGGAATGCAAAAAGGAAGTGGAACCCGCTCCTCCCTTTTCTACGAGTATGTCCGACTCATTGACGAAATACGTCCGGACTGGATCCTCTGGGAAAACGTCCCCGGCGTTCTATCAAGCCGGGATGGACGAGACTTCTATGCCGTCCAAGATTCATTGGTCAACTGCGGGTACGGCCTCGCGTGGCGGGTTCTGGACGCTCAATATGCCGTCGTGGACGGATTCCCGCGCGCTGTCCCCCAGCGGCGGAAGCGTGTGTGGCTTGTCGGATGTGCTGGAGGAAACGAGCATGCGGCTGCTCAAATACTTTTTGAGCGCCCGAGCATCCTCGGGGATACTCCGCCGAGCAGAGAGGCGGGAAAAGGTTTTGCCTGCCCTGTTGGATACCGCGTTGCGGGAAATGATCGCCTGGTGGGAGTCACGGCAAAGTCTTGCGGCAACGGCCAGCTGAATCAGACCGAACCGGAGGAAGTAGCCAAAACTCTCGATACGATGCACGACGCGCAGACGGTCTGCATCGGGAAGGAGGCGTACAACATCGGCGAGGCCGGGCAGGGCTCGCTCAACATCAGCGAGGACGGAACGGCGCAGACGGTTCGCGCCGACACGCATCCGTCTGCCGTCGCCGTCGCCACGTTCGAGAACCACGCGCAGGACTCGCGCGTCCGCCCGACCGATGCGATGCCGACGATGGGCGCGTCCAACGCCAACTCTGCCGGAGTCTCCGGGAACAATCCGCTCGTCGTCTTCAGCAAAGCGAGCCACGCTCGGAACAAGAACGGCGACGGAGAGCGCTATGAAGCGAGCGAGGTCGCGCAGACGAGGAACACGTTCGACAACGGCGAGAGCCGTGCGCAAGAAGTCGTCTGCTCGGCCGTCGGCTTCTCGCATTCGAATTCCAACACGAGCATCCAGACGAAGCCCACGCCGGAATGCTCGATGACCTTGCGCTCCGTCCCGACCGGCGAAGGCGCCGCCGTCATTTCCGTTGACCGTTTGAACCAGTCCACGGCCGACGAGGTGATGCACACCATCAAGGCCAACTGCGCGACCGGCGACGGAGAGCCGACCGCCGCGCTCTGCCTCGACGCCTACAACCAGAAGGCGGACGAAGAGACGTGCATGACCCTTCGCTCAGCCATGACAGGCACCGACGGAAACGACGCCGACCCGAAGATCGCTGTTGGAGTGGACACGTTCAACCAGACGCTGACCGGCGACGTTTCACGTACTCTCAACTCCTCTGCGACGGACACCGACCACATCCCGGTCGTTCTTCACCACATTGTCCGCCGTCTCACGGTGATCGAATGTTCCAGGCTCCAGGGGTTCCCTGACCTCTGGCTCAAGTTCCCGACGGGACACATGCGCAAGATCGACAAGGCGGAGTACGACTACCTATACGGCATCCCGGAACTCCGCAAGTACCTTCGCACGCCGGCCGACTCCCTGCGCGGATGCTACGAAACCGAACTGCCAGCCGACTCCGCCGCATACAAGGCGCTCGGGAATTCTATGGCGACGAATTGCGTAGAGTGGATCCTCCGAAGAATCGTTGCGGCATACCGACTTGGAATCATCTGACGACAACCACAAACAACCCACACTCAAAATGAACGAACAAGAAAACAAAGAACTCCCGACGACAGACACCGCCACGTTCGACGAGATGCTCCACATCGGTTGGCAACCAATCGGAAACGATCTGATGGCCTGCGCCGAAATCGGATGCACCGTCATTCACGGGTTCTCGTCGAAGTTGGCCAACGAACACCTGTTCACCATTCACAAGAAGACGCCCGGGCATCCCGGCCGGTGCGTCGCCCAGGGAATCTTCGACATGAAGGCCGAGGACGCAAGGGCGGTCTTCTCCGCGATGTTCCGCGCCGCTTGCCGGTGCGTCTACAGCAAGCACGTGCATTCCGCGCGGAACAACAAGAAGGTCAAGGAGGCGCGCAAGGCGAGGCGCGCGGCGAGGAAGGGGGCGTAGCATGGACGAAACATTGAATGACATCGTAGCGGAAATCCGCGGGGAGTTCGTGCGAATCGATCTGGAGCGGCTCGCCGACCGCATCGAGGCGGCGGCGAAGCGGGACGAGGACCGACGCCGCGACGAGGTGCTGAATCTTCAGCGCACAATCGTGAAGATGCAGGACGCAATCGCCCGACAGGCGGATGCAGTCAACGCTGCGGCGATGCGCGCCGCGCTGGAGAATGCGCGTTCTAAGTTTATCCATATCAAGAAGTGTGCGGACGAAGGCGAGGTTAGCAGAAAAAAACTTACCATCCTGTGCGAATTCGTTTCGCAGGAAATTGCCGCCGCCCTCGCCGCGCCACCGCGCAACTGCGACCGATTCGCGACGCTTGGTGAGGCGCGTGAGGCGTTTCAGGACCTGCGCGGTCACAAGATTCTCGCCGACGTGGAACTATGGGACAGCATGGACGAGGCGGGCGCGCTCGTGCGCTGGCTCTTCGCACCGGCGGAAGGAGGCGACCATGCCTAGCGGACTATCTCGCGGCGCGCGATTGCTGTGCCTCTGCCGCCGTTCGTCTCGCGTCGGCGCTATCCACCGCTGTAGGCGTTTTGCCGCTCGCCTCCTTTTCGTCCCGCTGTTTGTCGTTCTGTTCGCTTTGTATTGCATCGGCAAGTTCGGCACTTGGCTGTCCGACCTCGAATGCTGGACGGAGGGCTTCGCCGACGAGTGGAAGGATTGGGTAGAATCGCCTCGCGAGATTAACCTCCATCGCCGCGCGTGGAGGCGCGCGAGAAAGGAGAAAACGAAATGACAAACCTTGAACTCGTCGGCGGAATCGCAGTCGTCGTTCTCGCGGTCGCGTTCGGCTGGGCGTGGGTTTACGCCAGCGGCGAAACGTCTCGGAGAAACCGCGCGATCTATCGCGACAAATACCCGGACTACAAAGGAGGAGACCACCTATGACGAACCTTGAAATGGTTGCCGCCGAACTCGAAGCTGCGAAGAAGAAGCACCAGAAGTTCTGCGACAAGCTCACCGACACGCGAAACGTCAAGTGGAGCGATTCCGAGAAGGCGATCAAGATTCGCAACAATACGCGGGTCTACTCTGCCGCAGACGACATCATCATGGAGGAGCTGGCCGAGGCGTTCTCCGCCATTGAGGCCGGCGACCTCGCTCACGCACGGCAGGAACTCGCCCAATGCGCCGCCGTGTGCATCCGCGCGATGGAATTCATCGAAAAAGAAATGGAGGAAGAACATGAGTGACACCACCGAATCCCTCTCCGCGATCCTCGCGGAGATGCGCGACGAAAGAATTATCCGCCTCGATGGCGCAGATGTGACGCGGTGCCTGCTGCTCAATCTCGCCGACCGTATCGAGGCGGCGGCGAAGCGGGAGCGTGCGGAGAATGAAGCGAAAGTCGGAGAGATGATTGCTTTTGTCAAGCGAGAGATGGCAAAGTCCGCCGCCCACGGCAACGCCGCCGCGCTCCGCGAGGCGCTAGAGCGGATTCGTCCGCTTGTCCGCGCCGCGGGCGCCACGCAATACGTCCCGGAGCGCAAGGCGCTCGTCGACGGCGCTCTTGGCATCATCGACGGCGCGCTCGCCGCGCCCGCCCGCAACTGTGACGTGGGGACGGCGGAGGAGCAGGCAGAACGCCACGAGAGATTCTGCGCCGCGCACTACAAAGCCGACGCCGTTGATGCTCAATGCTTCGGCTGTCCGGCTTCCGATAAGAAGGAAACCGATTGCGAGTTTGTCTGGGGGCAACTTCCCTTCGCACAGGCGGGAGGAGGCGCGAAATGAAACTGTGGAAATCATTTGTGGCGCTTCTGAAAGAATTGCTTCGCGCACGAACATGCAATGATTGCGACTACAAACGCAAATGGGGGTGCAGTGCGTCCTGCGGCAACGACAACGGAGTTGTCTGCGGAGCGTATTTTCCACGGGCGAAAGGAGGCGCGGAATGAAGACGCTCGCGTTTGCAATCATCACGGCGGCGGCGCTCGCGACGGAAGGAGATGGCACCATCGCTCTCGTTGCGTTCATCGGAACGTGCATCGAAGCATTCTTCGAAGATTCGCTCCGCATCGTGTTCAACAACAACATCAAGGTCAACAAGGAAGGAGACGCGGAATGAAGCACAAGGTCAAGGCGCACGTCTTTTGCGAATTTTGCGGACTGTTTGACGAGCTCGTCAAGCGGCTCGACCAATGCGGGGAGCGCATCGTCCGCTCGAAGTTCGTGTTCGACGACATGAATGCGTTTGTCTCGTTCCGCGCGACCGTCTGGACGGAGCGCAAGGAGAAGGAAGGAGGGAAGGAATGACTCCGGAAGAACGCCGCATTTCGTTCCTTCACGGAATCCTCACGAACTGTTGGAACAACCTCAACCACGCGCTCCGGCTCGTGGGCGACCCGGAATGCGCACGCCTGATTTCTGAGGCGTACGAAGCCGTGGAAAAGGCGAAGGAATACAACGAACGGATGGTGAACGAAGCAACCGTCTGGAACGACGAAGGACAGGACGACAAATGAAACTCAGCGACCACATCAACGCCGACATGCCGTTTTTCGACCACGACGACAACTCGGAAATCAAGTTCTGTTGCAACTACGTGTGCGACTGCGGTGCTCCGGTCTATTCGCATGACAAGTTCTGCAACCAGTGCGGTTCGGCCGTGACGCCGAAGAAGCCGGTCGTCATCACGATGAAATGGGGCGACGTGAAGAATTTCATCCGCCCGCTCATCGAAGCGTCGGCCGCCTTGCAAGGAGAACAAGAATGAAACCGGACAACGAACCAACGATAACTCCGACTCCGGAAGGAACGCCGACCCAAATCTACTTCCGTTTCGGAGAACAGGACGACGAGGGAAACATCCACATGACCATCGGCATGGACGGCGAGGAACGCGTGCCGGTCGCCGCCCTCTCCGCGATGGGCATCGTCGCCGCGTCGTCGGCAATCTCGCTCCGCATCGCCGGGCAGAAGCAGGCCGCGGAAGCGGCAAGCGCGCTCGCAAAGCATCTGGAAGGGCTCTGTAAGGAACGGGAGGCGTCCACGACCAGCAGATTCACGCCATGTCCCGTTTGCAAGACGGCGGAATTCATCGATGTGTTCACCGTGGACGACGATGTTCCGCGTCTGCGCTACGACGTTGAGTGCAACAACTGCGGGACGAGAGCCTACTACGCAGGAGGCTCCGAAGAGGAAGCCATTGCGGAGTGGAACCGGTCGATGGAGCGCGCAAACCGCCGCGCGGGGGAGGATAAGGAATGAGACAACGGTGGAGAATCTGCCCTCCGTACAGAATTGAGGTCGAGCCTGACTTCACCATTCCTTTCCGGAGGGGCAATGCGATTCGCGTTCCCGATCCGAAGTTCTCAATTCGCGATGGGGACGGGCGGCAGGTCGCGCACGGACTTTGCAGAAACGACGCAGAAACGCTCGTCGAACTGCTCGGCATGTATCCGATCCCGTATGTCGTCCGCCTTCGCGGAGAGGTCGAGGGAAAGATGCTCGCCCTCGATGTTCGATACGCGCCGGACGTTCCTGACGACCGCCTGCTCCGTCATTCGGTGGATGTCTGGTTCAACGCCGCGCTTGACCGAATGCGTGAACGGCTCGGCGACGTCGAGGAATGGAAAGCGATGGTGCAAGAAGAGGAGACCAGACGCGCCAGTCGCAAGTGCAACGATTTCCAATCGTTCTGCGACGCGCAGGAGAACTGCCTTGACTGCCCGTTCCTTGGATGCGCCTCTCGTGCGGAATGCGCGAGGAGGCATGCGCGGTGTGCCGATCTTTTCCGCTACCATCCGGAAGACCTTCCGACAACCGAAGCCGAAAGACGGCGCCGCGACGAATGCAAGGGCGCAACAAAAAAGCAGGCGGCCCGCGTCTGGAAGTGGCTCAAGCCCGGCGTGAAGGCGTGGAGCATTGGCTTGCAGTCCGTTGTGACCGTCATGGCATGTGATCGCGTCTCCGGGAACGTCGACATCGTTCCGAAGAACACGCGGCGCACGGTCGAGACGAAGTGGACCGATCTGACGGAGATAAAGAAATGAGGGTCTACCGCGAGACGATGCCAGGAACGACCGACTGCGTGCATTGCGTCCGGACTTGGTTCCCGTCCAAGCGCGACGAGAACAAGGGCCGTCTTGGTTGGTCCTGCGAACTCGACGAGTACGACGAGCGCATCGGATGCAAGAAGGGGCAATGCCACTACTACCGGAAGGAGAGGAAAACGAAATGAAACAGTACGGAGTGAAATGCGGAGCGAACATGTCATACAACGACGAGGTTTGCGCGACGCTCGCGCAGGCGAAACGCCACATGAAGCAACTCGAGCACGCCGACGACGCCTACGACATTCCTCGTCCCGACGGCTACTACAAGATCGTCGAGCGCGAAGTCGGGCCGTGGAAGGTCATCTGGAGGGACGGAGAGTAATGGGACTCGACATCTTCATGGGACACAAGAACGTGTACCATTCCGGGTACGGTGCGTTCACGTTCATGCGGCAGGAGTGCCTTGAGCAAATTCTGCCGGGACTCGGAGCGTTCTACGAATGGGCGACTTTCCCGTTTTCAACACTTCGTTGCATCGAGCGCAAGCGTGACGAACATCACCGTGAAATCTACGGAGAGTACGACATCCCTTGCGGATCGACAAAGGAGCAGTTCTCAAGAGCGTGCTGGGCCCTTCTTTCTACGTTCCTCGAAAAGAACGGGTTCAAGAACTTTCGCGACCTGCTACTATGCCACAGCGATTGCGACGGACATCTGACCGCGAAGCAATGCGAGCGGCTTTTGAAAGACCTTGAGCGCATAAAGCCAGGACCACGATTCGGATCATTCTTTGAACAGTTCAGAAACGCAGTTCGTGAAGCGGCGAAGTGTGGAAAAAGATTGGAGTTCTCGTAATGACCAACCTCGAAATGGTGGCCGCCGAACTCGTCGCGGCCAAGAAGAAGCACCCGAAGTTCTGCGACAAGCTAACCGACACGCGAAACGTCAAGTGGAGCGATTCCGAGAAGGCGATCAAGATTCGCAACAATACGCGAGTCTACTCTGCCGCAGACGACATCATCATGGAGGAGCTGGCCGAGGCGTTCTCCGCCGTTGAGGCTGGCGACCTCGCCCACGCCCGGCAGGAACTGGCCCAATGCGCCGCCGTGTGCATCCGGGCGATGGAACACATCGAGAAGGAAATGGAGAAGGCCAAATGAAAACGAAACCCTACACCAAAAACAAGAAGAAGACCAAGAACGACGAATGGACTACATCCGGCTTCGGGTTGCCACGCGCTGTCACCATCCGACTCAAGAAGGAGTCGCAGCTCGACCGCATCGAGCACAAGCTCGACGATTTGCTCTCGCGACCGCCCGTCCAAATTCTGCCACCTTCGCCGGGAACGTGGACCGTGCCGGAACCGATGAATCCGGTCTACGAAAAGGCTCCGTGGTGGATGAACCCCAACGTGCCGCGGCCGACCGTCACCTGCAATGCGGAGTATAAAACGAAATGAGCTTCGACGCATACCATGTGGACGATGCGACCGATGCGGCAATTCAGAAGGAGATCGACGCGATCTTCGAGACGTGCTGGTCGATCAACCATCTGACCTACATCGCGGCGGAGCGCGTCCGAATGTGCGGCGCTCTCGTCGGACGAATCCAGCGCGGCAAGTTCGAGAACGTCACAATCAAAGGAAAGAAGATGTGGATCGGGACGAAGCAGACCGGCCTCACGACCGTCACGCAGACGAATGCGCTGACGTGTCCGTGGAAGGTGATCGCAACGCCGGTCAGCAACAAAGGAGACAGGAGGTGGAGGGGATGAGCGACGAAGCAAGCCCGAGACCGTGGAGCGTGCATTATGGAGCCGAAATCTGGGATGCAAACGGCAACATGGTGTACAACCTAAACGGTTTCAATCGCGGAAGAAAGGACAAGAAGAACGCCGCGCTCATCGTGGAAGCCGTGAACGAGCGCGACCTGATCGCTACGAGGCTAGAGGCTTTTGACAAGAGGCTCGAAGAGGCGGTGGCAATCCACGACGAGCTCTGTGCCGAGCGCGACCGCCTCCGCGACCTCATAAAGCGGCTCATCACGATCCGCGAGCATCTCTTCTGGCGCAAGGACGAGAGGACGGGGTTTATGTACTACGGCACAACCATCGACGAGGATGAGGCCCGCCGGACCATAGAAGAGGCCCGCGCCGCAATCGGGGAGGACAAAAAATGAACATGAACGAAGAATTCGGACTGCCGTGGCATGCTGACGGCAAGTTGCTCTATACGGAAAACAATGACTTCATCGGCGAGATGGAGCATTCCGAAGACGCACAATTCGTATGCACATCCGTGAACGGAAATCTTCTCACGGGCGCAGACACAGCTCCACTCTTGTCTGCCAATGCCTATCTTCGACGAGAGCGCGACCGTCTCCGATCCGTGCTTGAAGAAGTTTGTAGCAGGGTGTCCGTGGCGCTGAACTGCCAGAAGCAGGAATATGGTGGGAGGGTCGAGATCGAGCTGCTCGTACACGACCTCATCGGAATCAAGCAATGCGCCAGCGCCGCAATCGGGGAGGAGGATAGAAAATGAACCAGGAACTGAAAGACGCGATCATGGACGCAGTTTACGTCTGGCTTGAGCGCGACGATATGCAGACGCCATGCACTCTCCCGTTTATGACATCATCGAAGTATGGCGTGTGCGACGGCGATGGATGCCCCGTGAGCGACGAGACAATTGCAAGCGCGCTGAATGCGATCGCGAAAATCCAAACTGAATACTACAAGGCAAAGGAGGCCATGAAATGAGCGGAGGATCAATGGATTACATCGGCTTCAAGATACAGGAAGCCGCATCACAAGTTGCAAGCGAAATCGATCGCATCGAGAAGATGGACGCGAAGGAAATCGCGGACGAGTTCCATCCGTGCGACTACTACGTCAAGAAACATCCCGACAAGAAATTCCTCGCTTCGCCAGCCGGCTTGCGACGAGAGACTCTCAAGCGGCTCCGTGCGGCGGAGAGGGCGATACGCATCGCAGCCATCTACGCAATCCGTGTCGAATGGCTCACGAGCTATGACGACGGATACGACAGTTTCATTATGCGGACGGACGAAGAGCTTGAGAAACTCAAGAAGGGAGAAAAGAAACAATGACGAAGGAAGAGTTCTGCGAAATGATGAACGTGCGGCCAACGCTTCCGCACGAACATTTCACCGGCAACCAAATCGCCAAGTACGAAGCGACCATCGAAGCGTGGCATCGGACGATGCTGGACCATCCTCCGTACAAGCCCGGCGCCCGCGTCCGGTGCAAGTGCGGCTTCTGGGGCGACCCGGACAGTCCGACGAAAGGAAGGACTGCGACGATCATCGGCTCCGCGTGGTGGCTCGGCGAAGAATACGGACGCGGCGGAGACGGAGCGACGCTGACGGCAAGCGAACTCGACATCCTGAACGGGTCCGACAACAGCTTCCTCAATTGCTACAAGTACAAGATTCGCTTCGACGACACACACGACTCCGAATCCTGGTGGATCGAGTCGAGACTCGAACCCGTGCTCGTTCCGGGAAAGAACTACACGGACTCCGTTCTCGAGGACGTTCTCGCGTCCGTCAGGTCGTATTTCGGAACGATAGTCGACGTGCTGAAAACCGTCCGCGGGCTCGCCGGACAGATTTCCGCGAATACCGGAGAAGGAGTCGTGAAGTCCGACGCCGACGAAATCGTCGACATCTGCGACGAGATTCTCGGAAAGGAGGAACCCGCCAATGCTCGCGGTTGAAACCAAGTACTCGAAGAGATGGAAGAAGTGCGACTGCTGCGGGAAGAACATTCCCCCGCACGAGTACTTCGTCCGCGTCACGTCCGACGTGGACCCCGGCAAGAAGGCGGCAATGTGCATCGAGTGCTTCGCCACCTGCTCGGCATCCTACCAGACGGAGCGCGTGGAGGCGATGGTCGCCAAGAACTTCCCGAACGAGGCGCGGACGCAGCGCGCCTATGAACAGATTCTCGACAAGGTGTCGAAAAGAAAATGAAAACCGCAATCGTCCTACTAGCCATGAGCATCCAGTCCATCGCCGCTACCGTATCCCCGGAGTTCCTCGCCGATCTCGCCTGCGTCGAATCCGGATACAACGACGCCGCATACAACCCGCAGGAGGGCGCCTACGGGCGCTACCAGATCCGGGCCGCATACTTGGCCGACGCCAACGAAGTGCTCGGCACATCATACACGTTGTATGATATGCATGACCCGGACAAGGCAGCGACGGTCGTCCGTGCCTACCTCACGAGATACGGCGACGCCTACGAGCGCCGGACCGGGCAACCGGCCACGCCGGAGGTCCTCGCCCGCATACACAATGGTGGGCCGAGGGGCTACGAAAAGGAAGCGACCAAAGCATACTGGGAGAAGTTTCAATGAAGAAGAAAACAAAGCAACCCGGCGTCCAGTCTTGGCGCCACATCCCCGTACCGCCGTTCCGGTGCGGCATTTGCGTCTTCGTTGGTACGCCTGCCGCATGCGTCAGGCACCTTCGCAAGATGAATTATCCGAATGCAATCGACGTTGCAGACCTCAAGGCGCGCATCGCGGAGTCGTCTGCCGTCACGCTCTGCCTTCCATACGGCGAGTCGTGCATCTACTCCAACAAGGAAATCGGCCACGGCGTCCTCATCCATGAACTCTGCCATGCGGTTGGACACATGCTTTCGTACAAGGAGATTGCGGAGACGCCGCCGAACAACGAGGTCTTCGCATACACGCTGGAATACTTGTTCGAGGAGGCGACGAAGTGAAGGTGGGGCTAGGCCAGACCGTTGTCGTGGAAGGAATCAAGATGAGGTGCGTAGGCATCAAGACGGACTTCTCCGGAGACCACTACCTGCTCTCCTACTTCCACGAAGGAGACTTGAAGTGCCTGGAGTTTGCCGCGGACGAACTCGACGCATTTGAAGCAAAGATAGAAAAGGAGGCGATGAAGTGACTAATCTCTGGACAGAAACAGTCGTTGCTCTGAGAGACAACGGGAAAAGTTGGTCCGACGTGAAACTCGTCATTACATCGGCCGGTCCGATCACGAAGGAAAACTACATGGTCGCGGCAAGCGCATTCGACTACGACGAAGGCTTCGGCTCGCAAGAGGTCGATCCAAATCTCAAGATCGTCGGAGACGGATGGATTCTGATTCGCGACGAGTACGACGGAAGCGAATGGTTCCGTTTCGTGACAACCGAAACCGAACCGACGCAGCCGTTCGTGACCATCAAGCGCTTCCTTCCATACGACGGATGGGACGGCAAGAGGGTTGAAGTTTTCGAGGAGGCAACGAAATGACGATTACCAGACAAAGCATAGACGCCATCGGCGTGACGGTCAATCAGGATGCGGACGAGTTCTTCATCGACATGGCACGACCGGCCACGGTGCTTTGTCCATTCCGGATCGAGACTTTCGAAATGGCCTACACCGTGTTCTCCTCATGGCGCAAGAACGGGTGGCTGACCGAGGACGCCTTCTCCCGTCTCATCAAAAGGCCGGTGCCCATCGAGGCGATGGACCCGCTCCCATCCGGGCACACAAGGGGCTACATGCTGATGAAGAGCGGACGAATCGGTGTCAAGGACCTCGACGTACAGGGGATGAAGCAGGCGGCCGAAGAACACGAGGAGGCGACGAAATGAGCGAGACGGTTGGGCTGATTGTCGTCTTCGCCCTCGGGGCAATCGTGGGTATCACCATTGTTGTCGTGCTTGGCTGCATTGGCGACATCATCGAGCGCCGCGTTCTTTTGCATCAGATGAAACGCGACTTTGTACGAATGAAAGAGACGAACGAATGGAAGCAGACATTCATCACAATGCCGGAGGAGAAAACGAAATGACCCTACGCATTTACTTCCGCCGCCGGACCGAACTCGCGCCCATCGAGTTCGACGTGGCGCTTCAGCCTGGAAGCAAGGACCCGCCATACGCCGCGGACTTCGCCCGCAGAACCGAGGAGGAACTCCGCAAGGCGCTGACAGAGAACGGCGCCGACCTCGTGCCGACGAGCAAGCCGCTCCGGCATTGCGCCAACATCGAGTACCGGCTTCGCGTCCACAAGCGAGAGGGCGTCTACTTCTGGGGCGATCCCATCGTGACTTGCGACGCGACCGACCGGGTGGCGACCGCGAACGTCGCGAACTTCATCCGAGAGACGTTCGCGGCCGCCGAACCCCGCTAGGGCCTGATCTCCTCGAAGTACCGCTTGGCTTCTTCCTCGCGGACGAGTCCTTGGTAGTGGCTCCGCCGCATCGTGGAACTCGTCCCGACGATGGACTCCGTGAGCGCCGCGTCGTGGAAGGCCGTCGCGTGCATCGTGATGAAGGTGTGACGCGCGGCGTTCTTCGGGAGAATGATGCCGTTCTTCTTGGCGAGCACGGCAAGGTAGTTGGACACCGCACGAGTCTCGTCCACGCTCGCGAACACGAGGTCGTCCGGGCCGTGTCGCGTCGGAGGCGCAGCCGTGAGCCAAGCCATCGCCGCGTCGTTCAGTTTCACGAACCTCGGCGGCACGCCGTGGGCGAAGCCCTTCGGCTCGGCGAATAGGACCGTCCGCTTGTCGAGGTCAACGTCCTTCCACTTGAGCCGGTGAATCTCGGCGGTGCGGGCGCCGGCGAAGAACCCGAGCGCGTTCCACCAGAGAATCATCTTGGACTTCTCGTCGCACGCGGATGCGAGCAGGATGGAGAACCACTTCTTCACGTCATCGACCGGCATGAACTCCGGACGCTTCTTCGCCTCCTTGCGCTTCTCGGCGCTCGCAAGCGGGTTCTCTCGGCAGTAGGCGCGCACGGGCTTCGCGCACCAGTTGAAGAACGTCCGGCAGTCTCCGAGGTAGTTGTTGTATGTCTTCTCCGAGAGTCCGCCGAACGAGCGCTCGACCCAATCCATCGCCTCCGTCGGCGTGATGTCGGATACGAGCCGCTCGGCGCCGAGTTCCACGACCATCCGGCCGACGCGCGTCTTGATGACCTTGCGGTAGGTCTCCTGTTCAGCGTTGAAGGTGGCGAGGTAGGCGTCGAACGCGGCGGCGAGTGTGGTGCGCTTCACTCCGGTCTTCGTTCCCGCGAACGACGCCACGGCGTCGAGGATGGTGATGTCCGCGAGCCCGGCGTCGGCGAGGACTTCCTTCGCACGGGCGATGATGTCGGCCGCTTCGACGATGGACGTGCCGCCGAGTTTCTCGCGGGCGGCGCGCACTTCAGCGATGTCCTTCGGGTTCAGCGCGGCGTCCACGTCGCCTGGCATCACGCCGGCGCGCAGGACCGCGTAGTAGTCGTTGATGGCGTCCATCAGGGCGGCGCGGCTGTTGCGCACGATGTCGATGCGGCGCCCCGTGATGG